CGGTTCGATTGAGCTGGGTGCGGAAAGTTACAGAAGAGTTAGCAAAACAGCGCAGGCTAAAGATGACCGATGATGGGCCATTAGAACTACTGCGTGTTACCGCCGACAGCGAAGCCGACCCAATGCGCCGCGGCCAGATACAACTAACTGCCCGGTTTGGAGTATTGCCGCCAATAGCGCGGTATGAAAGGTTAAAGAAAGCTGTTACAAGCGGGAGTATTAATATGGAGGTGAGACGGCTTGAGTAAGAAAAAGGAACCGGATAAGACGATGACGTTTCAACGGTCGGAAGCACGTGAAGCACGTTACAGCCGTAGCGAGCTCATTGCGGCGGCTTCTTCTTTTGGGGTGAAGCCGGAAGTCATGGTCGGGGCTTTGAAGCTGGCCGGCAAAGAAAGTATGACCAAAACAGAAGCTAAAGAAGCAATTAAAAAGTTTTTAGAAAGGAAGGTGTAGCCTGGATGGCTGGTTCTGTTTTTCAAGTAGGTGAACAAAAAATAAGGCCTGGCGTATACGTCCGGGTGACCAACATTGGTGAACCGCCGGAAGCTATCGTTCCCCAGGGTGTTGCGGCGGCTTTGTTCCGGGCTTCCTGGGGGCCGCTCGGAGAGGTGACGTACCTTGAGAGTGCCGACGCAGTGACCAACACATATGGCGTTAGTGGCACCATTGACACGGCGCTGGAGGCGTTCCGGGGTGGTTGCCGGCGAGTGGTAGGATATCGGCTGGGAACCGGCGGGGAAAAAGCTACCCTCACCCTGCAAGACAGTGAGAGTACTAACGTGGTGACCCTTGCTGCCAAATACGAGGGCGCGAGGGGCAACAGTTTTGCAGTAACCATAAGAGATTCGCTGGTGGACGATACCAAGCGGGAACTGCTGCTTTACGAAGGCGCCACCTTGCGGCAGACTATTACTTTTGCTAAAGGTAGTGGGGAACCACAAGCATTGGTAGATGCAATCGCCGCATCTAACAGCCCCTATATTACCGCCATCAAGTCGGCAGACGGTAGCGGTGAGCTGGCTGTGGTCACTCAGCAGCCGCTGACTGGTGGCGCGGATCCAACTGTCAACGGTGAAAGCTACAGCGCAGGTCTCGTGGCGATTGAAGCTATTGACTGGAATGTGCTGGCAGTAGATTCCAAGGATCCAGTCACCCATGCTGTTGTTCAGACCTACATTGACAGGGTGCGGAATGAAGGCAAGCGTGTGCTGGGCGTTGTCGGCGAACCGACCAGCGTTCCCCTTGCAACGAGGCTGGCCGACGCTAGGGCTTTCAATGACCCGGCGATCATCTACGTTGCCAACGGTTTTAAGGGCAGCGATGGCGTAACCCGTGAGGGCTATAAAGCAGCTGCCAGGGTTGCCGGAATGGCAGCGGCAGCTCAAATTACTGAATCCCTGACCCACTACGTGGTACGAGGAGCAACTGAATTGATTGGCGCGCTGACCAATGCTGAAATTGAGCAAGCAATCAATAGCGGCGCCTTGGTGTTTACGATGTCGGCGCAAAAGCAAGTGCATATCGAGTACGGCATCAACACCTTTATTACCGTGACTGCCGATATGGACGCAGGCTGGAGGAAAATCCGCCGCGTGAGGACCAGGGATAACCTGATGGACCGTATAGCTGCAACCTGGGACCCGCTCATCGGGAAGATTAACAACAGCCCGGATGGACGGGCGACACTGATCGCTGCTGCACAAGGCATCATCAACCGGATGATTGCCGAAGGCGCCTTGTTGCAGGGTTCCATCTTTGAGGACCCGAACAACCCGCCGGTTGGAGACTCAGCCTGGTTTGTGGTTCAGGTTGATGACCTTGACAGTGCTGAGAAAGTCTACATTACCTTCCAGTTCCGGTTTGCTCCGCCGGCTGAAAACCAGTAATGGAGGTGTTTTAGATGGCTGATGGACGCTATATTTTCCGGTCATGTGTGCCTGACGGCGCTATTGACATTGCAAACGTAACTTCGGGGGATATTATTAACCGGTCTTGGTCTTTCCGGGTAAATGAACCGCCTGAACTGCAGGAGCTGTTAGATAGCGGTACTTTTGATCCAAGAGGTATTTTGCGAGGTTATAATGGCGAACTGTACGATGGCGATGGAAACTTTTTGGCTGAAGTAAATCAGTGGCAGGCTCAGGTAAACTATACAAATACCGATTATCAGCCTGCCGGTAGCAAACTTACTTGGGCAGTTCCGCAGAGTTACACGGTAACCTTAACGTTCACCGAAACAGTGATCCGGGACGCTCGGTTGCTGGAGAAAGTTATTGCCGGCCTGGAGAACAATGCGCCCGATGCAGTGTTGAACTTCATGGGCGTGCTTCGGGCACCGGCTCAATAATGGAGGGGTAACATGAGCGAAGATAAGAAAGAATATTTATCTCAAAACGAAGAGGCCATCCTCCGGGACGTGGGTGGCGTCCTGGAGGCGATGGAAACAATCATTGAGTATAAAGTCTTTGAAGTGATCCGGGACGGTAAAAAACTGTTTTCCTTCCAGGTTCGTGGTCTTGATGACAGTGAATTTGAGAAGTGCCGGGACCAAGCTACAAAAGTGGCCAAAGACCGTAGGTTGGGCAATCTGGCCGTGCCGCGGGAGTTCAATTCGGCAAAGTTTAACAGCTTGGTAATCTACACAGCTACCCATCCTGCTGACAAAAAGGTGATTTGGGATAACAAAGACCTCTGGCAAAAAGCAAACGTGGTAACGGGCTGGCAGTTGGTTGACAAGGTCCTTAAACGAGGAGAAAAAGAAAAGTGCATTGAGCTTATTGAAAGCCTTAGTGGATACGCTGATGAGGATGCCGAGAGCGCAGAGGAAACCTTAAAAAACTTATAAAGGCCGGAGGGAAGGCTACGCTGCTGCATCATATTTTTCAGCGGCAAGGCCTTCCTCCTGATGAGTTTTACGCCAAACCCCGCAAGGTTAGGGCTTTTATGCTGGCGTCTATGATGGTACAGTTGGAAGCCGAAGAGGAACAAGTAAGAGAAATAGAGAGGAGGGCGAGCCGTGGCCGGGGGTGAAATATATCGGGTAGAAATACCGATTATAGTTGATGACCAGAGCGAAGCTCCTCTCACAAAAGCTCGGGAAAGGGTAAATAAATTTGAACAAGCCGCACAAAAAACCAATCAGAGTATACAACGTATGGCCATGACTGATTACCGGCTGCGGCTGTCGGTACTCGATAAGGCTGCGCCCGTTCTGGACAAAGTTGGCCGGACGTTAAAAACCATGACCACCAGGGCTTGGAACGTGACAATAGGCATCAAGGACAAGGTTACTGGCTTTTTTGGTAGAATCGGGCGGATGTTAACAACTCCCTTGGGTATGATTGGTATGGGAGGGCTGACCTTAGGCCCTATGGCATTAATAAGCAGTGCTATCAAGATCGCCGGTGAATTTGAGCAGGCAATGGCCAACGTACAGTCTGTAGCCGGGGCCAGTCGAGAAGAAATGGCCCGTCTGAGAGAGGCTGCCGCTAAAGCTGGTAGGGAGACCGTGTTTAAAGCGTCCGAAGCGGCGGACGCGCTTTATTATCTCGCTCTTGCCGGATTCAATGTAGATCAACAGATTGCCGCTTTAAGTGGAACACTTGCGTTGGCGGCTGCTACGCAATCTGATTTGGCGTTTACTTCTGAAACAATTGCTTCGACTATATCAGCCTTTGGCTTGGAGGCAGAAGAAGCCGATCGGGTAGCTAATGTATTCGCAGCGACCATCGGTAGTAGCCAGGCTTCTATGGACAAATTAGCCCAATCCATGCGTTATGCCGGTTCTGCCGCAGCTGGGTTCGGGCGCAGTCTGGAAGAAACTGCAGCAACACTAGCTTTGTTCTACAACATGGGCCTCACAGGGGAAATGGCTGGGACAAGATTTAGAAAGGCATTGTCGGCATTGGCACACCCGACTGGGGATACAAAGAATGCCTTGGCAGAGTTAGGAATAAAAGCTTCTCAAGTCAATCCGGCAATGCACTCTCTGGCTGATATAATTGACTTGTTAAAGGATAAAGGCGTTGATACGGCTATGGCTATGCGTATATTTGGCGAGGAGACCGGCCCTGCAATGGCTAGCCTTATTGCACTGGGCGGTGATGCATTGCGGGATATGGAGAGACAAATAACTGGCACAAATAAGGCCCTAGAGATGCAGGAAATACAGTTGAGCACGTTAATGGGAGCGCAAAAAGAGCTCCAATCTGTATGGGAAGCAGTAAATATCACTCTTGGAACACAATCTATTCCTGGACTGCGGCGGTTGGTAGAATGGTTTAAGCAGGCTATAGGAAATGCAGAAGAGCTGGCCAAGAATATAGGCGACAAACTCAATCGTGCTTTTGAATGGCTTGCGGATATATTGGAAAGCCCTGAATTTAGAGAGGCTACTTTTGTAAATAAAATCAAAATTCTATTTACTGCTGCTATTGATGAAATAAGCACGTGGCTGGGGAGCTCCGGAAAGGAACAATTATCAAAAGTATTCGTGAGTCTTGGGGAAGCAAGTATAAAGGCTTATATATCTGGGATGAAAGCTCTCGGTCAGCGCGTAATACAAGAATTAAAACAAGGAAACGTTGTTGGAGCTGCCGTTCCCGCTGCGGCTATGTGGTTCCTTGGCGGTGGTGCGTTGGCAAGAGGGGCCTGGGGCTTGGGCAAAGGTCTTTTTGGTGCCGGCAAATGGGCACTTGGCAAACTAGGATTAGGAACTGCCGGAACAGCTGCAGCGGCAACTACAGCAGGAACAACGGCGACAACAGCTACAACCGGTGCTGCTACAACGGGCGCAGTCGGGATTTTAGGTAAGGCGCTATCTACCGGGGGAATCTTAGCAGGGGTAGCTGGTGTCATTTCAGGTGCTTATGACATATATCGAGGCTACAAAGAGACCGATTATGAAGAAGCCAGAAAGCGATATTGGGCTGGTGGAACTAAAATTGGCATGGTAGGAACGGGTGCGGCTATAGGAACAGCTATAGCTCCTGGCATAGGAACAGCAGTAGGTGCAGGAATAGGTGGTATTGCTGCACTTTTGGGTGGTACAGCAGTAAGTGAAACTCTTCGCAATGTATGGAGTGACTTTTTAAGTTGGGGCAGTAAAGCATGG